CTTTTTTCTTGGGTTTATTTTTTAAATTTATTTTTGTAAAGGCTTAAAAATGTGATGTTTAGATTTTTAAGCAAGAAAAAACCCTTATAAAAAAATCTTAATTCACATTTAATTCATTTAATTCATTTTTCTATTTTATATTTGTAAAAAAAATCAATATGATGAAAAACAAAATCACAAGAATTTTTAAGCTGTTTATTTGGCTTTTTATTGGAACATTTCTGTTCATTTTCCGCTTTAGTGAAATTTATTCAGTGTGGAATTACACCTATGAATCAAAATTGATAAAACCAGGATTCAAAAAGTTTTCACTTTTCTTGATGTTCTTTGGAACATTGTTGGCAAATGTGCTTGTTTGGAGTTTGATATGGTGGATTTTTGGATAACGTTTGGTGGCTTGGCGAAGTACCGCCTTGCACAATGTTTAAATTTAGCACAAAGGCTTGTGGCGGTATTTTGCCAAACCACTGTTATAAGCCGTTTTTATTCGTGTTTGGCTTAACAATTTAATTTAAAAACAATGTCAGTATCATTAAACGTAACAGCTTATTCAAGCACAGAAAGTAAAGAATTTCAGAAACACTTTAATGCAGTTAAATTCTGTATTGAAAACAGTTTATCATTTCCAAAAGAAACAAGTGAGTTTTTTAAAGGCAAACTTGGTGGTAATGATTTGGAAGATATAAGAACCGATAGCATCATTGAGTATATTCAAAATGGTGTTGAAGTAGATTTAAAAACGACAGGCGACCAATGGGGAAATGAAATCAGAATTAAGGTTTCTGAAATTCCGTCAGAGGCAGATTTGATAATTGTGAAGCTGTCCTAAAATGGCTTATAACGTGTTGCAGGTATATTTAGTTTTTTAACCGATTTAAAAGTAGAAATATGAAAGAATACATTGATAAATTAAAAGAGATTGAAGCATTAGTAGAACTATCAATTGGAACTACAATGACAGAAGATAAGGCAACAGATATATATGCAGTTACAAATGACCTGATGTGTAAGGTTAAAAAATTGAATATACCTGCTGTTAAGCAACGAAGTGAACAGTTAATTTCTTTACTCGAAAAATTGAAAGATCAAAATATGTGTTCTGTTATAGGAGATGAATTGATAAAAGCATTATTAAAAGAAATTAATTGTGCCTAACAATAATATGTAAACATCCACACTTAAAAAATTAAAAATCAAATAAATAGAGCATGAAAAACTCAAACTACTTAGAAAAGTATGAGCAAGTATTGAAAGTCAAACAATACTCGCCATCAACAATCAAAAACTACTCTTGTCAAGTAGAAATTTTCTTGAATAAATTCAAAGAAAAAGATTCGCCAAAACATATTTCAAGTGATGAAATTGAAAAGTACCTATTGACGGCGAAGTGCATCAATTCACAAAGGCACGCTCATTCAGCATTGAAATTGTTTTATAAATTGACAGTTCACCAACCTTTTAAATTTCGCTTTATTCCTTATGCAAAAAAGGAAAAGAAATTGCCAGTTGTGATTGACACAAATCATATTTTACAATCGCTTTCTAAAATTGAAAATCTGAAACACAAAACATTGCTTTCGTTGACTTTTTCAGTTGGCTTGCGTGTTTCTGAAGTGGTAAATCTTCGCATTTCTGATATTGATTCAAAGCGAATGATTATTCACATCAAAAATGCCAAGGGAAGAAAAGATCGCGTTGTTCCTTTGAGTGAAAAAATACTTGAATTGCTTCGTGAATATTACAAAGTTTACAAGCCAAAAGAATTTCTTTTCAATGGTCAATATTCATTGCAATATTCTGTAAGAAGTTGCCAGGCAATTTTCAAAAATTATATTGATGAAAAAGGTCACATCCACCAATTGCGCCATTCGTGTTTTACAAATTTGTTGGAAAACGGCACTGATATTAGAATGATTCAAAAGATTGCTGGTCATTCTTCAACCAAAACAACTGAAATATACACCCACGTTTCACAAGCAATGTTGAATCGTATAAATTTACCAATATGAACATAGGAGAAGAAATGGAAAAAGAAATGTTTGAACAAAAACGACTTAAAAGAATTAAGCAATTATCATTAGAAGTTCACGTTCTTGAATCAATTGAAAAATTTATTGAAAACCAAGAAAATAAAGATGATTTTGACTTACAATTAGTTAATTCTGTTTTATTGAAACTTGCATCATCTTATAGTCAAAAATTAGTAGATCATTCAGTTTCATTTATGGCTTTAATGAATTTCAACAAATGAAAAAACTCCTAATCAACTCCGAAGAATACCATCTAAAATCTTCCTATTCAGAATTTACGCAACTTGAATTTATCAATGTTTGCCAACTATTATCACAATTCATAAACAAGCAAGCCACAGCCGTAGAATACAATGCTTTGCGAATTGTAGCTTTCAGAATCCTTTCCGATGTTCCTGATAGATACACCAACAAAATTACAGCCAGCGAATGGGTTGATATTTTGCCACACTTGGATTTTGTATTCTTGCAAGAACCGCTTTTGGTTGGTCAATTGTTACCTTCAATATTGGTTGCCAAAGAACGATTTTACGGTCCAATTGGTTTAATGGCGAAATGTACCATTGAAGAATTCACTTTGATTGAAACGGCATTTGTGAAAGCTTCAAATGGAAAGGATGCAGAACAATTAGCGGTGATGATGTCATATATGTATCGACCAGAGCGAACAGATTTAACAGCTTTCAGAAAAACAGCCAAATGGAACACCGACATTCGCGAAGAATTCAATGCGGAAAGATGCAAATCAAGAATTGAAGATTTCAACAAATTACCTTTGAATCTGTTGGTGGCAAATTTCATTTATTTCAAATCAGTTCGTGAACAGCGTTTCAAGATGTTGAAGTATATTTTTGCAGAATCAAGTGGCAAAATCAAAATGGATGATCGCGGTTGGGCTGGTGCTTTGTTGGATTTGTCGCATACTGGCGTTTTCGGAAATTACGAAGATCAAGCAAAACAAAACTGGTTCACGGTGATGTTTGAGTTGGATAGATTATCAGAACAGAATATTAAATCAAATCCTGAAAAATAGAAATGATGGCAACCTTCAAATTCACAGTAAAAAACTTTGTTCCTGTTGATGGAAAACTAAAACAAAAAATTATTTATCGCTTCATTGATGCGGATAGTGAATCCGATGCCAGAAAAAAATTAGATTTATACCCAAAATTAATTCTTAAATGTCAAAATTATGAACCAAAACCAAAACCATCCAATCAATCAACGACTTAAAAAATTAAGAAAATCTTATCAATTTTTAGTTATTGAAGGCGATATTGCGCCCGATTCTGAAGCCGCAATCTTAATCAAAGATGAAATTGATTTTCTTGAAAACGGATTGAATGAAAGCAAATCCACATCTTGCATTGAAAACATTTTTGCATTTTTATTATTCATTGCTGGATTTTTAGCTTTATTTTCTGCAACAGTTTTTGCGATTTATTTGATTCTTACAAAAAATATTTATATTTGAATCTCAATAGTGCCATATTGTAAATTTAGGTAAAATGGAAAGCGGAAAAGCCATCTGAAAAGGTGGCTTTTTTTTGTCATTATATTTTTATGTAAAATCTTTGATTTTTGTACTATGAATCACATTCGATTTGAAAAAGTAGTGGAAGCAATTGATGCTGGCGAATTGGTTAAAATCCAATATGTTTCGCTTGATATTATGCGCAAAAGTGGTGGAAAATTGCGCACAATTACTGGAAGAGTTACCAAAGCAAAAACAGAACGCACAGAAACTCAAAAAATTCAAGATTTAAAGGTTAAAAAAAGAAACCATTATTCAAATTTCACACGAATTTTTACACTTTACATGGGTGATCGCCAAACTTCTTCATTGAAGCCAGTGCATTTGCCTTTGATTTTAATGTTCAATGATAAAAGAGTTATGCTATGAAAAAAGAAAACCAAGTTGAATTTGTTGGTGAAAATTTTGCAGTGCTTCATGGTTCTGGAACTGTTGTTTCTTTAGCACCAGATGCAGCAACAAAGCCAACAACACCAATTTCAACACCTTATGTTCAAGGCACAACCATGCAATATTGGGGAACCAATAACTTAAAACCAACAGAACAAAGGCAAAAACTGGAAAAAACAACAACTGCTTATCCGCTTTTGATAAAAATGGCAACAACCTTGTTTGGTCGTGGTCCTCAATATTATCGTGAAATTAGAACTGAAGAAGGAATCAAAAGGGATTATTCAGCCATTCCAGAAATAGAAGAATTTTTGGAAAATAATGATTTGGAATTAATCATGTTGGAACGCTGGATGGATTTGAAAATGTATAACAATGTTTTCTGTGAATTTATTTTCAACATTAAGAATGATAAAATTGTAAATATTTGGCATCAAGAAGCTGAATTTTGCCGCTTTGGATTGATTGAAAATAACATTATTAAAAATGTGTTTATCAATTCCAATTGGCCAGATAGACCTTCAGATTATGTTGATGTGAAATTTCTTGATGATTATTCAGTAAGAAGGGAAGAAGTTTTAAAATTCAGAAAGAAATTCATTACACATAACAATCTTCCATCACCAGGGCGCACACTTTACGCTGTTCCACAACACATTGGATTGTTTGAATCAAATGGTTGGTTGGATTATTCGCTTTCTGTTCCATTATTAATGAATAAAATCAATAACAATGGATTTAATTTGCGTTACCATATTGAAATTCCTTATGATTACTGGGAAAAAGTTTATAAAGATTGGAACACTAAAACACCAGCAGAAAAGCGCACTTTGCAAGATGAAAAAATGAATGAAATGAATACTTACTTGCTTGGTTTTGAAAATGCTGGCAGAAACTTTTATTCACATTTTGGAATTCATCAAGCAACAGGAAAAGAAATTCCAGGATGGAAAATCACAGAATTGAAAGATCCAATCAAAAAGGATCAGTTCTTAACATCTTTGCAAGAAGCTGATATGCAAACAGCGCGCGCAATTGGGGTTGATGTTTCATTGGCTAATATCAGCACACAATCCAATTCAATGGGAGCTGGTTCTGGAAGTGATAAAAGAGTTGGAATGGATAACACCATTTCAGCTTCTTATGCAGAACAAATGATTGTGTTAAAACCATTGCGCACAGTTGGAATTGTTAATGGATGGCCAAGCAATGTGAAATGGACCTTTGAACACATTGTGCCAACAACATTGAATGAAAATAAATCAGGAACTAAAACTGTTTAACCATGATAATTCAAAACCTTGCACAAGTTCAAAAATATGTGAATGTTAGCAATGCTTTTACAGCTACGCGCTTAAATGCACATGAACCAATTGCATTTGCTAATTTTATCAATAAGTATTTTTCAACTGAATTTTGTGAATTGATTCTTGCATCAACAAGCACAAATGAAGCTATTGTAAAAGCAAAATCTTTCATTGAAGGTGCTGTTGTTTATTTTTCAATGTTTCAATGGGCGCAAACAGGCGAAGTTGTGATTGGTGATTTGGGAATTTTACGCGAAGAAAATGAAAATTCAAAAGCTGCTTATTCTGGTCAAGTAAAAAAGGTTGAAGCTTCTTATATTGAAAGTGGTGAAATATACATTTCTGAATTGATTCGCACCATTGAAAGTGATGCAGCAGAATTTGAAGATTATGAATTTCAAAATGCTTTTCTTTTGCGCGATTCATTAATTATAAAAACAACATTAGATTTTAATATTCGCCAACACATGGCGCGCCCTTATTTGTTATTTCCATTATTGGCACAACAACAAGAAGAAGCAATTGATTTTAATTTGCGTGCAATTTTGACTGATGAAATAGTTGATGAATTCATTGGAACCATTCCTGATGATGCTGATAAACCAGCGAAAGAAATTGCTTTGAAATTTACCAAGAACGCACTTGTGAATTTTACAGTTGCCAATGCTTTCAGAAAATCACTTGTGAAATTAACACCACAAGGATTGGTTGAATATTCAGCTGATAAAGACACAGATCAACAAATTTATGCACCAGGAAACGCTGATAAAATTCACCAACAAATTTCCAACTTTGAATCAATGGGAAATTCCTATTTATCCAAGGCACAAAATCATTTAATTATTAACGATATATTGCCAGCTCCCGAAGTGGTGGCATCAAAAACTTTTATTGCATGAAAAATTCTGAATTTTGGCTTGATCTTATTTCAACTGGAGTTGGTAGTGGTGGCGCATTGATTAAATCATTAAAGTTGAAATTACCAAGAAGAACAACAATTCTTTCAATGTTAGTGGGTGGAATTGTTGCGTATGGTGGCATTGCATTATTGAATATTTTTTTTAAAGATTTATCACCAAAAATTCTTGTTTTGGCATCATTTTCAATTGGCTGGGTTGCCAATGAATTAACCAGTAAATTGGATTCATTTGTAAATGATGTTTATGATATTATAATCTCTAAAATCAAATCAATATTTTTTAAAAAATGAAAAATTTAACTTTAATAATTGCGCTTCTTTTCTGCTTTTCTGCTTTTTCGCAAGATACTTTGACACATTATCAATGGATAAAAGGGAAAAAAGTTATGATTCAAGAAATCACAAAGTCATTATCAACACCTGAATTGATAGTAAAATCAATTCCAATTGTGTTATTTGTTGTTGCAACAATCTTATTTATTTTTTACAAACCAAAACCAAAAGATCATGGAAGAGAAACGCCCAAAAAAACCGCTTAAAGTAAACATTGACACACCAAATGTTGATGTGGATTTCAATAGAAATGAAGTTGGTGATCGCCAATTGAATGTGAAAGTTGAACCAATTCCATTCATCCAAAAGATTAAAAAAATCGGGAAATTGCTATTTGGAAAACTTTAATTTTCTAAAACACAAATGATTAAAGGCTTGCAATTTTGTAGGCCTTTTTTTATATCAAAAATTTAATTCATTTAATTCATTTAATTCAATTAATTATATATATTTGTCAAAAAATTAATTCTCGCACCCATGAAATTAAAACCAATGAAACTATCTAAAGAAGAAAAACTTGCTAACAAATGGATCAATCAAATGATTGAATTTGGATTGGAACCAGAACAAATGCTTCAAGTTTTGAAATTAACAGGCGAAAAGCTAAATTTTTTAAAAGAAACTGAAAAAATTGAACCTTTAATAATTAATAATTAAAAAAATGGATTACACAGAAGAAACTCTTATGCGTTTGCGCAATTCTTTACCCTGGTGTTATGCTGAAAAATTACAAGAACGCATTCTTGAAAAAACAGGAAAACGATTGATTCCAAATAGCATCAGAAGGCATTTAACTGTTAAATATGCCAACACAGAAACAATTGCTGAAGCAATGCTTCTTGCTGAAGAATACAGAAAAGAAAGGCAATCAAAAGCTTACACTTTAGCAAAAAGAAAGTAGTCATTTGATTGTTTTCTTAAAAATGTCAATTTTACCACCCCTAATATAAAAATCATGAAAAACTTAAATTTATTCATCATCTTAACTGGTGATGAATCGAAAGCTGTCAAACTTTCAAATTATCAAGGCGAAAATGTTAAATCAATAGTCTTAATCGATCAGGAAGATATGGAAGAGAATGTGGCGCAATTATTAGAATGCAATCTTGTTGTTAACTGCACGAATGAAACTTCGCCAGCAATTCAACATTCGCTAACTGTGGCGCGCATTCTTAATCGCAAAATCATTCACTTTTCAAAACTTCCTGAATATGTTAAGTAGAACCACAATTGATGCAGTCAATGATTTAGATTTAGTTCAAGTGATTTCCAAATTTGTTCCTGAATTAAAAAAATCAGGTTCATCTTTCAAAGCAAAATCGCCATTTACTGAAGAAAAAAGCGCATCATTTAATGTTTCACCTTCCAAGAATCTTTGGAAATGTTTTAGCACTGGAAAAGGTGGCGCAAATGGAATTTCCTTTGTGATGCAAAAATTCTCAATGAGCTATCCAGAAGCAATCAAAGAAATTGCATCTTCATTTGGAATTGCTGTTGAATTTGATGATTCGCCAAGATCCAAAGAATACCAGGAAAAAACAGAACGCATTAAAACTTTAACTGAAGTCAATCAAGCAGCACTTGAATTCTTTACTTTAGAAGAAAACTTGGCTTTAATTGCTGTTGATAAAATGAGGGCAAAACCTGAAACTTATCAAAAATTTGCATTAGGTTATGCTCCAGATTCATTTGATGCACTTCAGAAAAATTTAAAAGCACAAGGATTTTCTGAAGATATTATCATCAAAGCTGGATTAGCAAAGAAATCTGATAATGGAAAAGTTTATGATTTCTTTCGTGGAAGAATCATGTTTCCAATTTTTACTGATTCAGGAAAACTAATTGGATTTTCAGGAAGAAACATAATTGAACCAGCACCAGGAAAAACAATTCCAAAAATTTTGAACACAGCAGAAACTGAAGCTTATTCAAAATCAAATTCTTTGCTTGGAATTCATTTGGCAAAGTTTTCAATGCGTGAAATGGGTTTTGCTGTTAAAGTTGAAGGAAACTTTGATGTAACATCTTTGCATGAAATCGGATTTTCAAACACTATTGCACCCCTTGGAACTGCATTTACTGTGGACCAAATGCAAATGATTCGCAAATATTGTGATACTGTAATGCTTTTTGTAGATAATGATAAAGCTGGCTTGGCTTCTATAAAAAAAGATACAATTGCATGCTTGGAAAATGAATTGAAAGTTTACTTGTTTATTCCTGAAACACAAGGAATGGATCCTGATGATTTGGTGAAATCGCGTCAACCTTCCGAATACAAAGCTTTGAAAAGTGAAATTTTGGAAGGAAAAGTGGATGCTGTTGAATACCTGGTAAAACAAATCTATTCAGAAGCAAAAACAACGATTGAAAAAACAAATGCTGAAATTCAAACTGCTGAAATTGTTGCAGTAATTACAGATCCACAATTGCGCAATTCTTATGTAAAATTGTTTGCAAAAGAATACAAATTAGATCGCAAAACAGTTGAAGAAAAGGTAAAGCTTAACTTAACACAGAAAGCGGCACAGAATCAAGAAGATGTGGATGGTTTTGTGTTGCCGCGCCATTTATCCAAAGATGAAATTCAAGATTTTAGCGAATTTGGTTTTTATTCAGAAACAGATCCGAAAAAAATCGGTTATTATTTCCCAAAAGGCAATTCTTTCAAGGATTTTGAACGCGTTACCAATTTTATAATTAAACCAGTGTTTCAAGTTGGTTCCAAGGATGATTCAGATAGAATTATTGAAATTCAAAATCCACATAAAAAAACGATTATTGAAATCAAAAACAAGCAATGGCTTTCTTTGCAAGGATTTAGAGAAGCTGTTGCAAATCATGGAAACTTTTGGTTTAAAGGTTCTGCTTTTCAGCATCAGAACTTTTATATCAAGTACATGTCTAAATTCCTTTATTGCCAACCTTTAACAACTTTAGGATGGCAGCCAGATAATAAGTTTTATGCTTTTGCGGATGGAATTGCGTATGATAAAAATTTCAAGCGCATTGATGATTATGGATTGATAGAAAAAAATGGTGAAAAATACTTTTTGCCAGCGTTTTCAAAAATCAACACTGTTTTCAAGAATGATCAAGATGATTATGTGGCTGATCGCTATTTAAAGTATAATTTCAATGAAGAAGTAAATTATAAGCTTTGGAGTGAACAAATTCAGAAAGTGTATGGCAACAATGGAATTATCACTTCGCTGTATATGATTGCCTGCTGTTTTCGTGATGTTATTTACCAATCAACCAATGTTTTCCCTTTGCTGTTCTTTGTTGGTCAACCACAAACAGGAAAATCAACATGTGCGCGTTCTTTAAGTAGGGTTTTTTGCTTCAATCAACCAGAATTCAATCTTAATTCAGGAACTGTTAATGGTTTTCAGAGAAGAATTTCAAGGGTGCGAAATTCTTTTGTGTGGCTGGATGAATACACCAATGATTTGGATGATAAAAGATTCCAAGCTTTGAAATCATTATTTGATGGAGTTGGAGCAGAAAAGGCAATCATGTCAAATGATAACAGAACCAAGCAAGTTTTAATCAATTCAGGAGCTGGAATATCTGGCCAACATTATCCAACAAGGGATGAAAATTCACTTTTATTAAGAACAGTTCTTTTGGAGTTCACAAAGAAGCAAGAAGAATTCACACAAGCAGAAGTGGACCAATACAACATTTTGAATTCTTGGCAAAAAAAAGGCTTATCAAATTTAATCTTGGAAGTTGTTTCTTGGCGCGATTATTTTGAAGATCAGTGGCAAACAGAATTTGATGATGTAAGTAGAAGAATGAAGATTGAATTGGCTGCCATAAGCTATGAAGGAAGAACTTTGCAATCACTTTCGATTTTGGTAACTGTTTTAAAAATTATGGGTTCCAAAATTGATATTCCAATGGATTATGAAGAAGTGTTTGAAATTTGCAAAGAATGGATTATCAATCAATCTTCTATTGCTTCAGATACGAATATCTTAAACAGCTTCTGGAAAATGCTTGAATTCCTTTCTTTTGATGGAATTCTTAAAAACAATGAAGATTACAAAGTGGCTTGTGTTTCCAGCTTAAAAGTGCGCGGAAAAGATGATAAAGATGTTGTGATTGAATTTCCACAGAATAAAAATGTTTTGTTTGTAAGGTTCCAGCGTGTTTTCCCTAAATATTCAGAACACCACAGAAAGCAAACAGGCGAAAATGGCCATGCAGAAACATCTTTGAAATCTTACATGAAATCAGATAAGAAATCTTTCATTGGCAACGTGAAAACAGTTGAATTTGATAATGGTAAAACTTCTGCTTATGCTTTTGACTTTGATAAATTGAATTTAAGTTTGAAAGATGTGGTAACTGGAGCATTTTCACCAGCACAAGAAATGAATTACACACCAGCAATTCTTAATGCCAATAAGGAAGATGATGATCCTTTCTGATTTTTTTTGAATTTTTTTGAATTATTTTGAAAAAAGTATTGTTTTTTTCAAAAAGAATACTACCTTTGTTAAGTCAAAAAAATTTACTTATTTAAAAAAAAATTATGAAAGCAACCATTAAACAAGCAGAATCAAATCAAAGAAATTTGTCAATCATTTCAACTGGTCGTGGTCATTTTCGCATTGAATGTGATTATAGAGGCAAAACAATTTCTGCAATCACAACAAACACAATGGCAATAGATGGATTCAAGTCTGAAATTCGTGAAAAAAAGGATGGCAGAAACAGAATGAAAGAAGGTTATGAAGATTTATGCAATGAAATCATTCGTAAAAATTCAAATTATTAATTAGGATTTGATAACCCAACCTTCCCAATCAAAAAAAAACATAAGAATTTCATTGATATATACAATTGGAAAGGTTTTTTTAAAATTTTGTAAACTATAAACTATGAATAAATTAAACAATTTACAAGTAATTGCTGAAATGGCAAATTTGAAGCTTAAAGCAGAAGTTTTTCAGGTTGCTGATGATTCAGTAAAAAATGCTATGCTTTCTCGTAATTTCAGAAGAATTCAACTTACTGAAGATGTTGAAAAGAAAATCTATATCATTGATTGTGATGGTAAAAAAGAAACACGTTATTCCAATCAAGAAGCTGTTGATTTGTTAATTGAATTATATACCAATGTAAATGAAAACTGAAACAAGAGGTGGAGCGCGTGCCAATTCTGGGCGCAAATGGATTATCAAGAATAAAAAACAGATTACAGTTCAAATTTCATTGCATAAGAAAGTGGAAATTTTGAAAGCAATTAAAGAATTAAATGAATACGAATACAAATCTTAAAAAACAAAAAAAAACATGTTAGGAATCAGAATTATTAGTCAATATGCACTGGATGATCTATTGAACAAAGCAAGAATCAAAGGTGAAAGAAATCAGTTTTCACAAGTTGAAAAATTGAAATCTGAAATTGAAGCTTTAAAACTTAAAAATTCAAGATTGCTGGAAAACAATCGATCAAAAGATGCTGTATTTAATATTGCATTGAAAAACGAATCAGAACTACGAATGTCCATCATTGAAATCATTGAAGTGTACAACGGCAAAGCACCAGCTATTTCAATAACAAATGAAGATTTAATCAAAGAATTAAAATATTTGACTTCTGAAAATTTCACAGCATTTAAAAAACAGGCAAAATTGTTGGTTGATGTTGCTGAAAAGAAAAACATTGAAAGCATTACAGCAGTTGAAGAATATTTGGCAACTTTCGAAAGTTTAGAAGATTAAAATGGAACAACCGACAACATTGATTATTTCATTTGATAATTTTCAAAAAAGTGAATTACCAGTAATTTTTGAAGAAGTTTTAAGTTGTTTGATGTTTGGCTTTGAATCTTTCGAAATTAATATTGAAAAAGAACACAAAGGAAGTTTTGAATTGGTAAGAAATACACTTCCAGAATTCAAAGCTGATAAACCAAAGCCAATCATTCGCATAGAAAATGGAATCATGTACATAAAATCAAAATTATAATGAAAAAAATATTTATCCAAGGTTATGGATTTTTGAAGTTTGAAAATCCATTCAGAAAAAAGAAAATGCAAATAGCTTATGATAACAAGTTTTTGCCTTTTCGAGTAGAAAGAACAAAAAATCAAGAAACAGATTGCAATTAAATTTTAACTCTTAATAAAAAAAACATGAAAATATACATTTCAGGTGCTATCACCAACAACCCAAATGCCAAAGCGCAATTTGAAAAAGCAAAACAAACATTGCTTGAATTAAATAAAGGCTATCAACCAATTTCACCAATGGATTTGCCGCACGAACACAGTAAAACTTGGAATGCCTTTATGAGAGAAGATATAAAAGCAATGATGTATTGCAAAGGCATCTATTTGCTTGATGGCTGGAAAGAAAGCAAAGGCGCACGCATTGAAAAAGAACTGGCTTGTGCTTTAGATTTCAAAATTATTTACGAATTAAATGATGGCGATGAAAGATTTTTGCATTGATTTAATTGGCAAAAATGTTATTGATAAAAGAATGAAATGAATTGTTTCAGCTTGGTTTAAAGCGAATGGAAATGGAATATTGGAATGAAGAACAAATTCAGTATTTGCGCGAAAATTACAAATCAAAAGGTGATACTGAAATTGCTATTTATTTCAATGAAAAATACCACAAGAAAAAAGGCTGGAGCAAAAAACACATTGAGAAAAAGCGAAGATATTTGTTCCTAAAAAGAACAGATTTTGAAAAAAAGCAAATCAACATCAGAAATACATCACTTGGAATGTTTCGAATTTGTAATGAAAAAAGATGGTTGAAAACTGGTGTAACTGGTCAAGGAACCATCAAGATTTGGTCAAATAATAATCGAAGCTTCAAAGTTATAAAAATTGAAAATGAATTTGTTTTCTTAAATCGTTATTTATGGATCACAAATCATGGCACAATTGCACCAGGAATGAATGTGTGTTATAAAGATGGAAATTCATTAAATTGTGTGATTGAAAATTTGGAATTATTAACTGATAGTGAATTGGCTATCAAAAACAAACAGAAAAATTTGAGCTATCCTGATGAAATTCGCGAAGTTCAAAGCATTATTAACAAAATCAATAAAAAAATTAAAGATTATGGCAAAAAACAAAATGAGTGATTTAAGAGATCACATGTTTGTAGCATTGGAAAGATTGAATGATGAATCATTAACTCCAGAACAGCGTTACAATGAAAGCATCACAGCAAAACAAATCGCTTCAATTGGTGCTGTTTTGGTAAATTCAGCAAAAGTTGAATGTGATTTTCTCAAAGCAACAGGGCAAATGAATTCAAACAGTGAATTGTTCAAGTGTATTTTACAGCAAAAGCAATTAGAATAACCCAAAAGCCACCTAACAAGTGGCTTTTTTTATGCCTTGAAACTATTCAATTCATTGGTGCGAATGGAAATATCATCAATTTGTTTATCACCAATTTTAACTCCCATGTTTGGAATTTTGGCATTTAATGCAGTCATGATTGCCAAATTTGCATTCAATAACGCAGTTAATTGATTATCATTCATTCCATTGGTTGCTGGCATTCCATTCATTCCAACATTTGCTCCTTGCTGGTTGGTTCTGATTGCTTCAATTGCATTTACCATGTTGGCAACGCGAACATCTTTCAATAAATTATTTGGCACAAAGTATTCTGGACCAGCTTCTGAAAACAGCGCATAAGACGGTGTGTTTGGTGTCATACCACCTTTAAGTGGTGAAACTTTTTGTGCATTGTACGTTTTTCCATCTTGTGCGCCAATTATGTTTCTGAATCCACCATCAAGGAATTGCGGTAAAGGTTCTGCTGCAATCATTGCTTGTTGTGCAATTCCAGCAGCAATTGTTAAAGCTAATAAGAAAGGATTCGCCAATACTTTTGAAGCTGCCACAGCAGAATTAATTGCAGCTTCAAACATAGCTATTTGCTTAGCACGTTCTGCTTGTTTTCTTTCAACTTCAATGCGCTTTTTATCACTTGCGTCTTGAATTTCTTGTTTTCTTAATTCAAATTCTTCCCTTGTTTGCAATCCAGCAAGCATTCTTTGTTCTTCTGCTTTAATTGCTGTGTTTTTTTCTGTATCAATATTGGTTAATTGTGTTTTAAAATACGCATCAAATATTTTTGAAGCTGTTGAAGAAATCTGTTGCAAGGAATTAACAATTGAATCAAATCTTTCTTGAAACATTTTCAAAGTTTGTTCTTGTGTTTGCGTTTGAATGCCTGAAATTTGTTCTGCTAATAAAGTTTCATTTTCCAATTTTCTTGCGTCAAATTCAGCTTGATTAATTTCGCCTTCCTTCAATTGCTTTGCAAGTGCTTCAGCTTTTAATTTAGCTTCAAATTCAAGCTGTTCAATCAATACTGCATTTAATTCTTCATTTGCTTGTTGGCGCGTTTTCAAATCACCATCTTTTACAGCTTGAGCAGCAGCATAAGCGCGTGCAACTTTAATATCCATCAAGGCTTGTTCTAAGCTTTCAGCTTGTGCCAATTGTTGCGCTGTTTGATTAGCTTGAAATTCCAAAAATTCTGCTTCGCCTTTTGCGCGCCATTTTTTGCGAATTCCATCTTTTCCAAATTCTAATTCTTCAGTTTGTAAAGTTTCAAGTGCTGCCAATTCCTTTGCTGCATCTTCGCCAATTTTTCCCTTTTCCTTGGATAATTCGCGAGCAGAATCAATTTCTTTTTGATATTTGGATTTGATTCCGCTTTCAAAAACAAACATTTCTTTGGCAAATTCATCTGTGAATTCTGATAATCTTTTTTCATATTCAAAATCAATTTTGAATTTTTCTGAAGAAGCAATAATATCAGCCAATGTTTTTTGAAGTTCCTTCCATTTTTGCGCTGCTGCATCCGCTTTTGCTTTGGATTTTGCAGCAGCAGTTTCAGCCGCTTTTTCTGCTTTTTCTTTCTGTTCTGCTTCTTTTTTATCTTGGATAAACTTCTTTTTTTCTTCTTCAGATTGTGCCTTCAAAACCTTTAAGATTTGTTCTTCAGATTTCATTTGGCCTTTAAAAATATCTTCCATCCAAGAACCTTTGAACAAGTTTTGATTTACTTTCAATCCATTGATTTTATTAATAGATTGTTCAATCAATTGTGTTTGTGTTGCAAAGGTTTGCCCAAAATTCAAATTCAATCCTTTGATTCTTCCAGATACATCTTTCATTGTATTTGGTAAATTTTCCAATTGATCTTGTGATTTTTTCAATTGTTCTTCCAAATCAGCTGCATCATCTGTGAAAATATCAGCAACAAAATTGGTTAAGCCCCAGCGGTTTTGTTCTGTTGCGCGCTGTTCTGCAATTGCCATTGATTGTTGCACCATTTCAGCCAATAATCTTTCAGCTTCAGTTGCTTGAACTGCTGCAATAGATTGATCCAATAGATTAGCAGTGATTTGTTTTTGTAAATTACTTAATTCTCTGCCTGAAGCTGATTGTAAATCATAATTTTTGGTTAATTCAGGATATTTTGAATTTAATTGTTCAATAATTAATGCGTTTTCATCTTGAATTTTTTTGGATTCCAAATCTGTTAAATTCTTTGATCTTAAAGCTTTGTTGTTTTGGTCCAATGCCATTGTTAAAGTTGCCGCTTCATCAGCTTGTGATTTCATGCCATCCACAACTTCTTGTGTTAATCGATTCATTCTTGCTTGTTCATCAATGGCATCACGAATGGAATCACCAAAAAGAAACATCATTGGATTTAAGTAAGTTAATGCTTTTCCAAAATCAAGCAAAACTTCTTCAAATTTCAATTCATCCCATTCAGTTAATAAGCCAATAATATCTGAAATCCAATTCAAAACTTCAGTTCCAATTTGCACAATTCCGCGCATTGGTGATTGTGCTGCTGAAGTTGAAAGTGTCAATCCTTCCCATGCAGAAGATAATTTCTTCAAATCGCCATCCAAATTATCATTATTTATTTTTGCTTGAACATAAGCAGTATTTGTTCCTGTAACAGCAGTATTCAATTTTTCAAAGTGATCAACATTTTGCAAAATCGTTTGGCCAACAACAACATTTTCTTTTCCAAAAACGCGCAATAAAGCAGTTTGATCACCTGAAATTTTGCTCATTTCTTGCAATCTTTCATTGAATGGCACTGTTTTATCCATTACCAATTCAACATTCACACCAAATCTTTCTAATTCTTCAACTGCTTTGGCATCAAATGCGCTTGCTGTTGACATTGCCAATAACACATTTCGCAATTGTGTTCCAGCTTCAGCTCCTTTAATGTTTTTTTCTGAAAGCAATTCAGTCAAGGCAACTGATTCTTCAATTGTTACATTGTTGGCATTTGCCACAGTTCCAAATCTATCAATGGAAGCGGTTAAATCTTCAATTTCGGCAGCTCCAGCAACAGAACCAGCGGCCAAAGTATTAATGATTCTTTTTGATTGATCAGCACCAAGATTAAATTGATTCATGGAAGATGCCAAAGCTTGTGCTGCTGGTGCCAATTCCATTCCAGCTGCTTCAGATAAAATGATTGCTTCATGTGTAACTGCGGCCAATGCTTCGCGGTCTTTCAATAAATCTGGGCGCGCGGAACCAATCAACTTAAATGCTTCAACAGCTTGGATTGCAGAAAGTGTTGTTGTTCTTCCCATTTCCTTTGCTGTTTCTTTATAATATTCAATATCTTGTGCTGAAGCTCCGGTAATTGATTGCAAAGAAGAAAGGCTTTTTTCCATTTCTTTATTGTTTCGATACCAGGAACCAACAGCAGCAGAAATTCCTTGAATTCCAACAGAAATCAATCCAGCAATTCCAACAAATGGAAGTGCGCCAGAAATCAATGATTTCATGTTGTTTTTTGCTGGAACATAGGAATCAGAAACAGCTTTCACATCTTGGCGATGTTTTGTAAGTGCTGCTGATGCTGTTCCAAGCTCTTTCAATTTATTCTTGTATTCTTCAGAATTGCGCGGAAGTTGGCGAATTTCATTGTTTAATTGCTTTACATTTTTTTCAATCTGTTTCAATGTTTGACCAGCTTGTGTGCCGTCAATAAAGATGTTAGTTTTAGCCATTACATTTCCATTTTTGTAGAATCAACTTGAATTTCTTCAATAATCAACTGCGCATAATAATCAGCAAAATCTTCTGAAATTTGTGGTAATTCTTGATTTATAGCCATTGATCGCCAAGGCTGTTTTTTTATTTTTACTCCTTTTCCAAATGCGTTATCAACTCCAATTTCATGGAATTTACCATACCATTCATAAGAAAATTGAATTCTATCAACTTCGCCTTTGGTACTTCGCACACTTGATTTTATTGATTTAAGAAGATTTCCTTTTTGCACCAAATCCATTGACTGAATGTTCTGCATCATTTGTTGCGTAACATTTGCACCATGCTTTTTTGCAAGTTCACGCGCTTTGTTGATGTCATACTTTTTGAAATCTATCATAATATCAAAATTCAACATTTATACGCGCGCGTGAAAGGACTTAGATAATAGTGAAAATTTGCATTGAATATTGCGAAAAGCTGTATATTTGCCACAAGTAGTTTTGACAAACTTGTTTTTTCATGATTTTTTTTTAAGCAGAAAAGCTCCATTCGTAAGTTTGGAGCTTTTTTGTTGTCCTAACTTTTTCCTGATAAAGTATTGACTTTTGTAACATGAGTACATATAAAGATGCTGTTGAATACTTTAAATCTTTGGCAATTGCCAATGTAGATATTGCACACACTGAAGCTGAAGGAAATAAGAAGTTTTTCCGATTGGACATGGCTGAATTTTATTCAGGAACAGTTGCACAATTGCCTTCTGCTGAAGCTGGTCCATTTATGGTTCTATTCAACTATATCACTGATTTTTCGCGCATTGATTGTGTAAATCAAAAGAAACAGTTCATGTTTATGATTTTGCAAGCCTATTCAAAAGATGATTGGAATGCTGAAGAAGATGCGCTTGATTTATGTGAAAATGTGATTAAAGAAGTTGTTAATAAAATCAATTTTGATTCCAAAACTTATTCTGAAAATGAATTTTTGTATGGTGGTTTTGAATATGAAAATGTTCGTTTAATTCCATCTGATAAAATAAGAAATTCAACTGGATTATACATTGGCTGGCAATGTTCATTTTTCTTGAATGAGCGAATCAGCACAGCGATTGATCCAACTAAATGGATAACCCCTGAACCATGATAACAATAACCAAACAACCTTACATTTGTTCTTTAACGAAAAATGCAATTGATTTTACAGTTCAATCCAATTTGTATTTTGAAACTGCAACTGTTAAACCATTTATTCGTTTGCTGTTTGAAGAACTTCCATCAATTGGAACAACTTACAGATTTGCATTTACTAATCCTGAAAATGGAAATAGGGAAAACATTGATTTGGTTGCTGTGGATGGAACAAATGCAGAAAACTATTTGAATTTATGGCAGATTCCAGGATCAGGATTTGTTGGCACATTGGCAGAATTTCGTTCAATTATGTTCGAAAAATTGCAACAAAGATATATTTTAAATGCTTTTTATGATTTAGAATTTCCAATAATAGAGTTTCCAGGCAGCACACCCTCTTTTATCATTCGTGCAAAAGAAGCAATCCAAGAATTGGTGATTGAATTCACAAGCAATCAACCAGATTCACCTGATAAATACATAAGCGAAGCCAATTCAATTGCCTATCATCAACCAGGGGTGCGAGATGGATATGAATTGAAGGCTTCGCTTTTTTTAGAAAGACAATACAATTCTGGCAATTTTGATTTTGTTACCTCTATTGATTGTGTATTGGATGAAAATTCAATTTCACATGTTGATGTTTCAAAATATATTGATGCAGAAATTGAAGCTTCTTGGCGCGAATATCCTGTGCCATTTGAACAAACATTTGGCTACATTGCGCCAAATTTAAGAAGGTATTATGTTCAATTTTCAGAAACATTTACCAACGAAACACAAGCAATTGAAACAACAAGTGAAACACTTTTTGCACACTGGGGTGGAGCTTCTTCAGATGATAGTTACACAAGTGATTTAATTGCAGCACAAAACACAAGCGGAAAATTTCTTACTTGGTGGCCTTCTGGAAAGCGCATTTTGAAAGAACAATCTGATTGGTTGGCTTGGATGAATGGAGCTGATATTCATTACTTAACAATTGATGCAATTGCTTATGGTTCTGTGATTTATGAAGGTGAAAGTTTTGTTTATGAATTTACCCAAAATTTGGTGTCAAATAAAAGAATCAATCCATTCGAATCACATATTCAAAACATAGGTTTTGATGTGAATTTTAAAGAACAAATAGATCAGTTTCTAACCGATAATCCTGAAATTGAAAGTGTTTACATACAAAGATGGGAAACACGAAAATATAAAATAAATGATTTAATATTTGGTTTTTATACAACCAATTATCCGGGTGCAGTTCCTACAAATTATACTTTATCACCTTCAGGTTTTGAAAATGGAAAAAGGAAATTTGGGTTAGAATCATTATCGCCTTTTGTTAAATTTGATGGGGTATGGAAATGTTATATAGGTGGTATAGAAGGATTAGTTTATTGTGGATTTTTAAATACAGCAGATGAATTTCCTTATGGAAATTTTGAAATTATTGAAAATCCATATATTATAAGTTTTTCTGTAAACGGAAGAAATGTTTCAAATGAAATAGAAGCAATTCAAACTTTCTATCCTGAAAAATCTTGTTTAACAAAACAAATTGTTTATTTTAATTCATTTGGTATTCCTGAAAGTTTCATTCTTTCGGCAAATTGGCAACAAAATATCACCACTTCGCAAGAATTAGCAACACGCACAGAAAGCTATGCGCTTGATACCTTATTCCCACAGAATTATATTTTTGATTCAAAAGCATTGATCAGTTACCAAGCTGAAACAATGATGTTGAAAAATATCGAAGCTGAACGATTGATGCCGTTGTTAAATTCAACAATTACTTTCATTTTGGAAAATGGCAATTTCATTCCTGTAGTAATTAACGCCGGAACAACGGCTGTTTATAAAGTGAATGCGTTTCTTCAAAAAATTCAATTGGATTTGGTGCGAGCAAATGAAAGCAACCGCGTTTCTTACTATGAAGTGCTTCCAGATTTTGAGATTTTGAAAACAAATTCAATTGGTTTTTCAATTGTTTCATTGAAAAGAAACTTATTAAACATCACTGATTTTGGTTCAATTAAGATTTATAAAGAAGGGATTGAACTTGGTGAATTCACTTATGTTCCAACACAACAGTGGTACACAGGAACAGCAATCACAACAGAAGGAATTTTAACACTGGAATTAAATTGTAGTGTTAATGATGTTCAAAAAGTAGTGCGAAAACAAATAAACAATCAATGGGATGAATTGAAATATGAAGTTTTTGCAATGGCAAATACTGCTATAATTAGATTCAGTTCAATTTATACCGGTGGCACACCAATGCGCATTGATTGGAGTGATGGAACTGTCGATGATGTAACTGTTTCAACAGCTTCTTTGTTTACAAAAAGTTACAGCACAAATGGAAAAAAATTGATTCGTATTTCAAAACCTTCATTTTTTGACATCACACAATTCACCATTCAGAACGCATCCAATAATTTTGATTTTTCAAAATTTAATAGTTTAAAAGATTTGATAATCACCAATTGCGCTGCTGGAAATTATTATCTTACAGCATTGAATAAATTGGAAGAAATAACTTTCATTAATACAACAATTTATCAATTAAATCTTGGATTTCAAAAAGATTTGGAATTTTTGATTTTGAACAACAGTAATATTTCAGTTGATAATTTTGAATTGCTGATTCGTGAAATTTGGAATTTCAGAAAATCTTATGATAATGCCTTTGAAATCAGAATCACATCAGAAGTTGTTGTGAATTCAGTTGCACAAGCAATCATTGATGGAACTGGTGCTTATGCTGGTGATGGATTGGCTGATTATGGAATAACACTTGTAAACATTTAAGATGTTAGAAATTAGAATCAATTCAGATGTTTTCGATTTGCCTGAAGATATTCAAGTGCCAATTGTGGCTTCCAATCCTTTGGTTTCTGAAACAGGATTCAATGAAATTTTCACTTATTCATTTTCATTAAAAGCTTCGCCAAGAAACATTGCTATTTACAATAAGTATTTCCAAAAATCACCAAAGATTACACTTTCATTTCAATCGCATAAAATAACAACTGGAGTTGCAAGAATGAAACGCGATTCAAGTGGAATTTCTATAATGATAAAAAATGAAGGTTTGGATTTGCGACAATCTTTAGAAAATATTGGATTTGATCAAATTGAATTGCAAACAATTCAGGTTTATGATTTTGAAGATACTCCAGAAGAAAAAATTCAAGCTTGGAATGATTTGATGAATGCTACTTTGCCACAGAATGAAGCTGTGAATGTTGGTGATTTTAAGTTTCCACCAATTGAAGCTTTTCCGCGCGAAGAATGGAAAATCAATGGTGAAAATGGTGCTGCCATTAATAAAGGCATGAATCAAAATAATTGGTGCGCCAATCGTTATGATTTGGCAACTGGTGAACATGTGAAAAATATTGGTGTATTGCTTCCAATTCAAGAAGTTACTTATTTAGAAGTTGATGATTCTGCTTCGCTTTCTGGTGGCGAATATTTTACAATCAATTCTGCAAATAATTTTAATCGATATTATGTTTGGTTCCAGCGCATTTTTGGATTTACACCAATAGGAGTTGATCCAGTTGTTTCAGGCAGAACAGGAATAAGAGTTCAATTAACTTATACTGCAACAGCTGAAGAAGTACGTTCACAAATGATTGGTGAAATCTTAAATGTTGTTGAAGATTTTGAGTTTTTTACATTGATTGGAACACCAACAAATGGAATCTATATCAGAAATGTAAAAGGTGGAACAACTGATGATTCAGCCATTGGAACTTTGCCTGGTGCGTGGTCCATTACAACTTCAACACAAGGAACTGGATTGATTCAAGATTTCACAAATAATTGGCAAACAACTGTTTCTCCTTGCTTAAAAGTGAAACATTTATTTGAAAAATCACTTGAATTTTTGAAGCTAAATGTGGATAGTTCAATATTAAACAGCATTGATGAATATCAAGAATTGATATATTTTTCTGGTAAAGTTCAAGATTTGCGCCAAGATGAAGATGGCTATCAATACAATGTTCATGGTCAATATTTGGATTTGAACAATTTCAAGCCAGCAAATAAACTGATCGATATTTTTAAAACTTTGCGCACGCTTTTTGGAATTTCATTTGATTTGGTGAATAATAAATTAACCATTCAAAGAATTGCAATCAATACAAAAGCAGCTGATTTATCAAAATTTTGCCTTCCAGATTATACTTATGAAGAACTGGATTCAAAACCTTTACTTTTTGGTTATGGCCTTGGCGAAGAATCATGGAAATATTTAGATTTTATCAATGGATTTGCAACTGATAAATTCCAGGATAAAACAATTGGAATTTCAACAAATGATCCTGTTATTGAAGAAGTGAATTATTTGCCAATGGTTTCACAGAATAAAAAGCCAACAACATTGCATGTTCCTTTTCTTGCAAAATCTGAAGCTTATAATGAAAATGATTGGATTGCAAATGAAAAGTTAAATATTGGCTTATATCGTGGAAATTATCTGATTGATTTCACAATTGGTTCTGATGGTATTAATCCACCAGCAGAATTTTCTGAAGAAAGATTAATTTGCTATAATTCAAATTCTATTCAATCAAATAATGTTGAATATTTTGGTGAATTCATCAATTATGTTGGCGCATTTGGAACAGCTTCAATTTACTTCAATGATGAAGATTCACATTTAGATATTTATGCAAAGTTTATGAATTTGGTTAAAATTTACAATCGCCAAATTGAAAAGAATCTTAACCTTTCATTTCAAAACATTCTTGAAATAATGAAATGGAAACAACCGATTCACACTATTCAGCAGCGCAATATGTCCTTTGTTGGAATTGTAAAAGAGTTGAAATTTACACTATCGAAATCTAATGTTTCGCCAGTTACAATCACTTATTTATCAAATAAGAAAGTTGGTTCTGGTGATTATAATTCAGATTTCAATGTAGATTTCAATTCTTAAAATATGACTGAAGCTGAAGTAATTGATAGAATCAATTCAACAATTAAAAAAAACGGAAACAGAACAATAACTGGTGATGAAATGAATTTCATTTTGAAAGCCATTATTGAATTGATTGTTGAATCTGGTGGATTAAAGCCATTAGATAGTGTTCTTGCTGATGGAAATGAAACACTTGAATACGATATTATTCTTACTGAATTAGATCGAATTGTTGTTGGTGCAAATCGCGCTGGATTAGGCAAAGGAACATTCAACACTGGAAGAGGTGGCGATAAAGGTGTTTCCCTTCAATGCGCTGTGGAATTGGAATTAAACTGGCAAGCTGGATATTTAAGAGTTTTGGCACCAGGTGGTGATGGAACACCATTG